GCTACTACATCCGCCAGTACGGCATCGACGGCTTCTCGATGATGCCGCCGGTATACGTCGAGGCCAAGGATGTCATTTTCTACTGGACCAAACGACGGCCGAGCCAAATCAGGGAGATCTCGGACATGTCAGCCACGGTGACCAGGGTTCGCGACATGAACCAGTTCATGGAAGCAGTCGGAGTCAAAGAACGTATTGCGGCGTGCTTTGCGCTTATGATCCGTAAGCAGGTGCCCACAGGCGGATCACTCGGCAGATCAAGCTCGCCGGTCACGGCCGACAACGGCAATGCCGGCTATCCGCCAAAAAAGATAACGCCGGGCATGATCGCAGAACTGCAACCGGGGGACGCGGTCGACACGATCTCGCCGCCGAACAGCGGCACGTCTGCTGCGGACTTCCTTCGAACACAGCAACGACTTGCGGCCGCGGGGCAAGGCCTGTCCTACGAAACTGTCAGCCGGGACATGAGCCAGGTCAACTACTCGAGTGCACGGCAGGGCTTGATCGAAGATGAAAGAACTTATGCAATCGAACGCGGCAACCTGATCGAGTCCGTCCTCGACGAAATCTATGAGACGTTCGTTATATCCCTCGTTCTTGCCGGCAAGCTGGAGATCCCGAAATTCTGGAACAACAAGCGCGCCTGGTTCAACCATGTCTGGGTCGCGCCGGCGAGGCGCTGGATCGATCCGCAGAAGGAAGCGAACGCGAACCAGATTGCATTGAAGACCGGGCAGCGGACAATCCAACAGATCGCAGCCGAGAACGGATACGACTGGCGCGAACAAATCGACGAAATGGCTGCTGCCGTCGCTTATGCGAGAACACAAGGCATTGATTTGGGAGGTGTACTGTATGGCAATCCGGAATACGCCCAGGCCGGGGCCACAATCTATCCGGACTGACAAAGGCGTAAAGATGTTTGAAAGGCAGATCACCGGACTTCGGGCCGTTCCGGGAGAGGGAAACGAGCGATCGTTTCGCCTCTCTTTTTCGTCCGAGGACCCGTATATGCGCTGGTTTGGGCTTGAGATCCTCGACCATGGTGAGGGTGCCGTCGACCTTAGCCGGCTCAATGAGATCGGCGTTCTGCTTTTTAATCACAACCCCGACCGAGTTGTCGGCGCCGTTGCAAAAGCCTGGTTGGATGACCGCCGCGGCGAAGCTCAGGTCACATTCGATGAAGACAGCGACGCAGAACTGAACTTTCAGAAAGTGCAGAAAGGCACGCTCAAAGGCGCTTCTGTCCGATACGTCGTGGATATCTGGGAAGAGGTTGCGGCTGGCAAGCAAAGTACTGACGGCCGGTATACAGGCCCTTGTTGGATTGCGCGCAAGTGGACCGTATACGAAATATCAATCGTGTCCATCCCGGCTGACGCCACAGTAGGCGTCGGCCGCCAAATGGAAATACAGAAGGAGGAAAACAGAAACATGGATCCTGAAACCACAATCGAACAGCTGCCCAAAGCCGCCGAACCTGCCTCCGAGCGGGCGGCGGTGCAGCCTGCAGTGCCCACCGTTGACGCGGAACAGGTAAGGGTTGCCGAACGCGCCCGCGTGACGGAGATCACCGACATCTGCCGTTCGTTCGACCTTAGTCCGGATGAACACATCAGAAGCGGCCGGTCCGTCGACGAAGTGCGCAAACAGGTGGTCGAACACCTGAAGGAAAACAAGAAACCCGTGTCCGGATCCGTCGAGGGCGGCGTTGATGAGACGGAGAAGATCCGTGCGGCGGCGCGAGACGGCCTTCTGCTTCGCGGCGGTCTGCCGGTCGAAAAGCCTGCGCCCGGTGCGAACGAATTCCGCAGCATGCGCCTGCGTGACCTCGGCATCTTCACGCTGCAGCGTGACGGCAGGCGCGTTGATCAGACGATCAGCGACGACGACCTCATGAGGCAGTTCTTCACACCCGGCGCGTCGTTCCCGGCGATCCTTGACCAGACAGTCAACCTGGCGTACATGCTCGGGTACGCGCATGCGCCGGCGACGTTCGATGTCTGGACCCAGAAAGGTACGCTCTCAGACTTCAAGCCGACCAAAGGGTATTACCAGGGCGGGGCAGGCGATTTCATCAAGGTCCCGGAGAACGGCGAGCTCAAACACGACATCCCCGTGGACAACTTGGCGCCTTCACGGCAGCTGGAGACCTACGGCCGGCAATTCACGCTCTCGAGGCAGACGTTCATCAACGATGACATCGGCTTCATCACCAGCGTGCCCGCCCGCTATGCAGCCGCCGCCAAACGCACGATCAACAAGCAGGTGTATACCATCCTTGCCGGCAACGCCGCTCATACCGACGGCGTGAACGTGTTCGACGCTACGCGGTACAACTACGTCGCAAGCGGCACGGCGCCTGCCCTGACGTCTCTGCAGGAGATGATCAAGCTTCTCGCTTTGCAGAAAGATCCTGCCGGCGAACCGCTGGCTTTCATACCGCGGTACGTCTTGGTGCCCGTCGGCCTTGGGGATCCGGTACGCCAGATCATCGCATCGACGACTATTGCCGTCAACGTCGGCGGCGTCATCACGGCGCAGAACAACCCGCTCGTCAACCGCGGCCTCGAGGTCGTGGAGGAAGCATACCTGAACATCCTCGGCGACGCGATCGAGTGGTACCTTGTCGCCGACAAATCGTCCGCAACGTTCGTTCAGGTAGATTATCTCAACGGACAGGAGATTCCGACGATTCGCCGCATGGAAACACCCGGGGTGCTCGGGTTCATCTGGGACATCATTCTCGACTGGAGCGTTACGGTTCTCGAGCCGAAAGCCGCCGTCAAGAATGAAGGTCATGCCTGATAAGGAGGAAATAAGATCATGGCCAAAGCAACGTATTACCAGAGAGGTGAAAACCTCGATTACCGCAACACCGGCGTGACAAAGATCGATGCCGGTACCATCGTAGTGGTAGGCGGCCGCGTCGGTGTCATCAGCGGCGACATCCCTGCGGGTGGTGTCGGCGTACTCCACACCGAAGGCTGTTTCTTCTTCGATCTCGCTTCAACCGCTGTCGGCGTGTCGCCGTTGGGCACCGCCATCTACGTCGACGGATCCCAGAAAGCGACGACGGCAGCCGGAAGCAACACGCTGGCGGGCTTCGCGGCGGCTCCGATCGCCATCGGCGACACGCGGGTACTGGTCAAGCTCAACGCAACCGGTCCAGTTGGTCCGGCGGCACAGGAAGCGGCAAACCAGGCTGCGAGCACGGCGTCGACCGTTGAGGGTCTCAAGACGGACTTCAACGCTCTCCTGGCAAAACTCAAGGCAGCCGCTCTGATGGCAGCCGATGTTTAGCGGCAGAGTCATCACCAACCGCGCTATTCTCTACGATGGACGGGTCATTCCATCAAACACCGAGATCCCCGGGTGCCCTGCACATTTGGTCGAGGCATTCCTCCGGGCGAATCCACCCTCGGTGCGTGTCGAAGCTGCCGGTGAGATGCCGGCGGCTTCGACCGTCGAACAGACCGAACCGGATGAACAGAAGCGACCAACCGGTAGAAGGAAGAAGGGTTCCGGATGAATTTCAAGGATGTCCTCAAAGAAGATGTCACGACCGCATTTTTCTGCGAGGGCGAGTTTGCCGGCCGCAACGACGGGCATCCACATACGTGGGACGGTCTGCCGGTCAATGCCATCGTGGACCAAAACGAACTCGAGCTCCGGTTTGGAGCGGAATACCAGTCGTTCCCGGCCGGCACCATCCTTGTGTTCATACCAGCGTCTGAAATTGCCACACCGGTTTACGGATCCGCACACCGTTTCGACGGCGCTGCAATGACGGTGTGGAATGTTTCCGAAGAGATGGGCTTGTACGCCGTGGTGCTCATGACGGGGAGCATCAGATGATCAGCATCAAACTCGAACTGGATACCAAATTCACTAAATCGATGAAGAAGCTGCTCTCCGAGAAACAGTACGACGCGGCATCAAAGCGGTCGATGGTCAGGGCTATCACCGAAGGGTACACGGCGGGTAACCGCGCAATCTCTTCCGAATACACCATCAAGTTGGGCGACGTTCGGAGCCTGTCGGTGGCGAGGCCGGCGAAGGGCATGATCTCGTACGGCGAGGGTAAACGGGGCAGGATGCTAACCACGGCGCATTTTCGGGTAACCCCTGCGGAAAGCCAGGCAGCGAAGCCACGACCTGCCAAGCGCAGGCACAAGCTGACGATCAAGAGAAGAGCCATCACGAGATGGTTCATCATTCCGGGCAAGGCAAGCAAAGTGCTGTGGAAGCGCACGGGACCGGGACGTAAAGACGTGCTGCCCGTCAAAGCCGTATCGATTGCCGAGATGGCAAACGTACGGGTGCAGAAGACGGTCCAAGACAAAATGCAATAAAGTTATGAAAAGCGGTTTGAGCACGAGGTGAAACGAATCCTCGAGCGTGCCGGTGCAAAGTGAGGCGATTCAATGACGCCGTTTATGGTGCTCGAGGCGTTTAAGCGTCTGCTGTCGGAACAACTGACTGCGCACGAATACAAGCTTCGCGTTTCGACCGATGCCGACATACGCAATCAGAGTGG